CAGTGAGGTTTTAACGGCAGCGCGCAAGGCGGGGAAGGCTTTGGAAGATGGCGACACCAGCGACGAGTAAGGCCGTTCGCGGTGCCGTCATTTATACGTTGAAAAACGACACATCGGTTACAGCGTTGGTTCCCGCCACCCGTATTTTTCCGCAACAAGTTCCCGCTAATACGGAATGGCCATATTCATTCCTTGGCGTCGCCATAGCTACGCCGGATCGTGCTGACTGCTTGGATGGGCGTGTGGTTCGTTTGGCGGTCCACACTTATGCTCGCACCACGTCCACTAGCGGCGAAACGCAGGCCGATGACATTGCGGATGCTATCGCTGCATCGTTGGATGGCCTGCATATTCCCGACCCGGAATTAGATATAAATTGGGTTTCAAACACAACGATCCGCGATCCGTCTGAGGCGTCTGCGTTTCATTCCGTTTGTCAAATTGAAATTAGCTTGTCTGCCTAATCTGGAAGATGTTGCCATTTCTTGCGATGCTTTATTAGTGTTATGGTGGTTATAGAAACTCCGTACTCGGCAGCAATTATGCGCCTAACTCTTGAGTCTTTGCGGATTGATCTAACCTGAACCTCAGTTAGCTTTGAATCTCGAGCAGCCTCGCCCCATGGCTGTCTTTTTCGGCTCTTCATGTCGGCCATGTGTTCAGCGTGCGTCCCAAGTATCAAGTGATCGGGATTATCGCACGAAGGGTTGTCGCAAGTGTGCCTCACGTCCAAGTCAGACAGGTCGCCCTTGTGCAACTGATAAGAATATCGGTGGGCGTATATTTTTCTTTTTGATTGTGTTTTTGACAACATTCCGTGCCCATAATGGGCCTTTGCGCCAGTCCAATCCCAGCAGTCGCCCCAAGTGCCGTGGCCGGGGGTTTTATCAACATACGACCAAAAACGAATTTCTATCGGTATTACTTTTGCTCTCGGAGCCACTTTGCCAGCGCAAGTTTTTGAACAAAACCTCCGGTTAATCCAAACCGCCTTGGCTTGTAAGTCGGATGGACCGAAAATTGCTTCACAATATTCGCAAGACTTGGTTTCGTTTATCCAGCTACCTTTTGGCCTAGCCATATTGCACTATCCCGCTTGTTGATGTATTGTGCTAAATATCACATTGTAACCCAATAAGAAAGTGTTTGGACATGGCTTTATATCCGCGCAGGCTTAAAGGAGGATATATTTCGGTCCTTGTTGGCGACGGTGCCGATCCTGAGACTTTCACGAAACTGTGCGGCGCTACATCCAAGTCCTTCACGGTCCAGAAGAACACCACAGACGATAACCTTGACCCCTGCGATGATCCAGAGGCGATTCCTTCGCGCGTGCTTCAGGTTACGGGCAAGCAGGCTTCGATGGCGCTGAACATCGTTTACAACCGCACGCAGGCCGAACTGATCCGGTCCCTTATCCTGACCTCCGACAGCAGCACCATGCGCTTTGAGTTCACCGAACCCGCTGGCGACATTGTTGACGGCGGCTATTGGGAAGGTCAGTTTCAGGTCACGAACTTTCAGGTCACGGGCGGCGGAAACGCGGAATATGCGAACGGAACGCTGCAAATTGAATCGGATGGTGATTTCGCATGGGTTGATGCCTAATCGTGGCTAATCACATTTGGCTTGAATTTGGCGATGGGACATATTTGTTTCATCTTAAAAACAAGCGAATTGATGAGGTTGAATCAAAGACCGGCGCGTCGTTGGGTGATATTTACGCTCGCTCCCTGTCGGGTGTTTATCGAGACACGGATGGGATTTGGGTGGTCAACCCCATTGAGGCGCGTTGGAAAAACTCTGAATTGGTCGAGGTTGTTCGTCAGGGTTTTATCGGCGGGGGCAAAGCAAAAGTCGATGATGTTGATAAAGACGTAAAGGACTTCGAGGTTAATCGACTTATCCAATCCTACCTCGACGAACGTCCGCGCGTTGAATTGTGGAAACTTGCCGCATCTGGCCTCCATGCAACAATGGAAGGTTACGAACCGGGGGAAGTCGAGGGGGCGAAAGCCCCCTAAACCGAACCGCGAAAATAAAGAGCATTTTCGGTGAAGAAGGTTACGCTCGCTATCTCGTAAACTGTTTGAAAATGGGCATGTCACTGAGGGACGCGGCGGATTGGGATTTTGTTGAATATTCCAAAACGCTAACAATCTGGAATAAGTCCGAAGCCGCCCGCGACGATGATGGCAATGTTATTGAAACCGAGCCGCCGCCAATTGAATGGATGATGGCAGATGACGAAATGCAACGGGCGCGGGGATATAAGGTGAATTAATATGGCCGGTGTGCAGGTAGACAGCGTTGTCGTTTCAATTGAGGCAAAAATTGCCCAATACCAAAAGGACATGGAAGCCGCTGCCCGCAAAACGGAATCCGTATTTGAGCGCATCCGCAAAGCGTCCAATGCGCCTATAACTGTTGGGAGCGGGCCGAACGGCGATGGCGGGGCATCTGCTGTTGAAAAGGCGGAAGTCCGCAAGCAACGCGCTCGCAGGAAATCTGTTGATACGACTGCACAGGATCAGGCCCGTATATCGGCTGTCATTGATCGCGCTATCAAGCGTGAAAATGACCTCGCGACAGCTACAGAGCGCGCGTCTGATCGTGTTTCCAAGGCCTACAACAGAAACCTAGCAGCGGCCCAAACTCGCCTTATGTCCGGCTCGGCAATGGCGGCTGTGCCGGGGCAGAATTTGGTTTCCACCAAAGACACGGTTCGTGACAACCTTATTGATCGCATCCGTTTGCAAAACGAGTTTAACGCGGCTGTCATTTCCGGGGACCGCGCCGCGATTAACGGTACGCAAGACAAGTTGCGCTATATTCAGTCCTATAACGCATATGTACGTCAGGGCTTGTCCGACACAGACGCGCAGGAAAATGCGGAGCGTGACGTGTTGCGCGTTGTGCAGGCTCGCGTGGCTGTGGAACAACAGGCTAGCGGTGCTGCGGCAGGAGCGACGGCTCGTGTCGCCAATGGCTATCGTAACCTTGGTCGCCAAATTCAGGACGTTGGTGTTTCGCTCGTCGGTGGACAGAACCCATTTTTGGTTATCGCACAGCAGGCTCCACAGGTCGCAGACGCTTTAACGGATGTTGGCAAGAAGGCTGGCGTTGCTGGCTTGGCAATTAAGGCTTTCGCATTTATCGCGACGCCTCTTGGCGCGGTATTATTCGCTTTAGCATCTGCTGCTGCAATCTTGGGCAGTAGGTTTCTTGGCGCTGAAAAGGAAGCCAAAAAACTTGATGGCGCAACAGTAAATCTCAGGAACGCCCTTCGCCTTGGCGGCGATGCGGCTGTTGAGGCGCGTAAGGCCATTGATGAATATAACGCCTCCCAGAAAGAGGCGATAACCATTAGTGGTGCGCGTACCGCAGCGACATTGAAGGCGGCGGAGGCTGATATTGAAGCGGCGAAGGCTGCACGCGAAAACATAGCGGCTCAGATAGAATCGCAACGTAACTATGCAGCGCGCCAGTCTCGCGAAGGTGGTGAAGGTGCGGCTACTGGCGTTCTGACGCAATTTGAACAAGAAAAGAAACAAAACGAAGAAGATATTAACCGGCTTGAAACGAGAGCGCAAAATCTTCGCCGTCAAGTCGGTGAGAATATTGCACAACGTGCCACCGATCCTGAGTTTGCGATAACAGAACGTTACAAGGACTTGCGTCAGGTTCTTGATGATCGTCTGACACGTGAAAAAGCGACAACGGCGGAAATTGCTAAACAGACGACAGCCTTGCGTAATCGAGAGCGCGCCGAACTTGATGCCTTGCGCAAACAGCAGCAGGCCGAGAATGCGTCGGGGCGGGGTAACACCACGACGCTGCTGTCTCCTGTCACTGGTGGACGCATAACGTCCGGCGTAGGGTCGCGCACATCGCCCACGGCGGGTGCAAGCCGTAATCACAAAGGTATTGATATTGCTGTTCCTATTGGAACTCCGGTTCGTGCCGGTGCCAATGGCGTTGTCATATCCAGCGGGAAACTAGGCGGCTTCGGGAACGCGGTTGTAGTTGATTATGGCGGTGGCACTATCGCCACCTATGGGCACCTAAGCCAGCTTCTCGTCAGTCGCGGGCAACGTGTTGCCGCTGGTGAAAATATTGCCAAGTCTGGAAACAGCGGCGTATCGACCGGAGCGCATCTGCATTATCAGGTCACACAACGCGGCAAGGTGGTCGATCCATCCCGCCCGGTGCGTGTTGGTGATCAGGGGTTGGCTGAGGCGCGTGATGCGTCACAGGAGCAGCGCGACGCCGAGCGCAAGGCCGATGAAGCAAAGCGTTTGGCAGAAGAACGCCAGCGCAATGAGGATCGCTATAATGACCGCATAGCGAAACTTGACGATGAGATTGCTGGAGTGAAAGGCGAGCAAGTCACGGCGCTAGAGGCGCAACGTGACGCGCAAAAAGATGCGGCGAAACGCGAAAATGATGCGTCCTTGCGTGAACTTGATCGCTTGGTTCGTGATGGCGAAGCTGGCGGTGATGTTAAGATTGAGCGCGAGCGGTATGCGACGCTTTTAGCTCAACGCAATGCCGCTATTGAAGATGAGTATAAAAAGAAAATAGCGGAACGTGACGCAGAATCTAAGTTTCTATCCGCTGAATCTGGTCTAATCAGCGAACAGCGCAATGCCGAGCTAGCGCGTGATGAAACTCGCACTCGTGAATCGCGGCTAGAAGTCGATTTAAAGCTACTGGACATTGCTGACCGTCTGCGCATTGCCGAACTGGATCGCGTTATCGCGACTGAAGAGGTCGGCTCTGTATTGCGCGACCGCGCTATAGCGGAGAAAGGCTTTATCGAAAACAGCTCTGGCAAAAGACAGGACACTGTTCGCGACGGCGCTCGCTCACCTTTAGCGCAATATCGTTCAGAGGTTGCGGACGTTGGCAACTCTATCAATGATTCGCTGGAACAGGTTCAGGTTGATGGCCTGAAATCGTTAAACGATGGCATAACTGATGCAATCGTTAATTCAAAATCGCTGGGCGATGTATTTTCAAATATTGCCGATCAAATTATATCTGACTTGATCCGCATCGCCGTTCAACAAGCAATTGTTGGCCCACTGTTGGGCGCAGGCGGAACGGCTGCGGGTGGTGGTCTATTGGGCGGAGTAATCGGTGCAATAGGAGGGCTTTTCGGAGGTTCGCGTGCATCGGGAGGCGACGTTTCCCCCGGCAAAGTTTACCGCATCAACGAAAATGGTCCTGAATATTTCCAACCGGCAGGGGCGGGGAAGATTATCCCTACAGGCGCGGTAAAATCCAGCGGGCGCGGCAACACCATAATCCAGCAAACTGTAAAGGTGGACGCGCGCAACTCCGTTAACCCGGAAGGCTTTGCGCGTCAGATTTTGGGCGTATCTGCACAGCAGGCTCAGCAAGCCGCTTCGGCATCGGCGCAAGTGGTCTATCAGAACATTCCTTCACGCTTGGATCAATATAACAAGACTGGCATATAATGGCGGTATATCGTGAAAGCATAGTCGCGCGCATAGATTGCGATCCAGTCGCGTTACTCTGGTCCGGCTTTGGCAACCTACCTCTTGCCGCAGATGCTGTTATCTCCATTGGGGGCGAAATTGCGCTAGGAGGCGGCGAACTGTTATCCGTGCCCGATTTTCAACAGTTGATCGGCGGCACGGCGCAGAAGATAGAGTTCAGCCTGTCCGGCGTGTCCATGGAAACGGTGCGGATGGCTATCGCGGATGCACCATCAGTTAGAGGCGCGCGCGTTGATATTGGCACGATCCATTTCAATGATGACTGGTCGATTGCGTCCGTGGAATGGGAAAATGTTTTCACTGCCAGTTCACTGAAAATCAGCAGGCCACAGGAGCAAAATGGGCAGATAAATCGCACCATTTCATTGGTCATCACGCAGGGCGATACAAAGAGGTCGCGAAACTTGAATAGCTATTTCACTGACGCGGATCAACGCCGCAAATATCCGACCGATTCCGTTTTTTCCCATATCGCTGGGATCAGCGGGGGAACGAGCCGTCGCTTTGGTATTGCACCATGATCGACCTAGGCCAATGGCTTATCGCTCATGGCAAGACGAAGCGCGTAGCGGGATTATGGGATTGCTGCGCCATGCCCGCCCAGTGGTGCATGGATAACGGCTATCCCGACCCTATGGCCTATTGGCGAGGTTTGTATGCCACAGAGGACGAGGGAGACGAATGGATCGCAAAGGCGGGCGGACTAACCGAGTTATTTGTGAAAGGCATGGCGTCCGTTGGGATCAGCACCACAGCGATTGCTAGCCCCGGTGTTATCGGAACCCTTAAAGTCGGTGACGATGAAGCTGGCGCGATTTATACCGGCAAAAGGTGGGCTTTGGTCGCGAACCGTGGCATAGCGTTTGTATCTTTCACGTCGGATGACGTTGTGCAAATGTGGGCGGTGTAAATTGGGAAAAACCCTCGGAACAATCCTAGGTATCGCCGCAGCCGCTGCTGTTCTCTTTGTACCGGGCGTCGGTCAGGCGATTGGAGGCGCGTTGTTTGCTAGCACCCTTGGCGCGGGCTTTGCTAGCACGACTATTGGTTTTTTGGCTACGGCACTTGTGGTCGGCACTACTGTTGCGTCCGTTGTTGGCGGCATAGGCAGTGGCCCACAGTCTCCAAAAGCTGAAAATACAGCCACTGCCATCAAGCAGCCCCGCCCCCCTCGCATGTCATGCTATGGCGAGCAACGACTATATGGCGCATATTGTCTTTATGAGACAACGCCTGAGAACCGTGCCATTGACGTGTACGCCATTCACGAGGGGCAGATGGATGGCATTGTCCAGATATATCTAAATGATGATAAAGTCACAGTTGATAGCCTGACAGGTGGCGATCTTTCGGGGGGCAATGTGCTATCCGGTGATGACGGGCGTTACTCCGGCAATTTCCTGCAATTCTATCTAACCGATGGTCGCGCCCCCGGCGCAGCTATCGCTAATGTCGTGGCACAGCTTCCCGGTATCTGGACAACATCGCATCGAGGCGATGGCATCGTTATGATGGCGTTGATTTGTTCGCCAGTGAAGGCTGATGACTTCTTGAAGGTTTACCCGAATAACGTGCCATCGCCATCCGTCGCGGGCCGGTGGCAGAAATGCCCCGACCTTTATGCCACCGATCCTACAGACCCTGCGGGATGGACGTGGACCGAAAATGTTGTTCGTCATTTTGCGCACTACAAACTTGTTCGCGAAAACGTGGATTGGGCAACCAAAATAGCGCCAACTCTTTCCTATTGGAAAGCGGCGCAGGACGTTTGCGATGAGGCAGTGCCGTTGAAGGTAAACCAAACTCCGACCACAGCAGGAGGTTTTACGGGTTCGGGTTTTGTTGATGTTGCCAACCCTATCGGCATTACACCCGGCATGATTATTACGATTTCAGCATCTGATAATCCATCTCACTCGGAGGTGGTCACTGTGGTTTCAGTTGTTGGCAACGTAGTTGATTTTGCTGAAACGTTGATTTTCGATCACCCAATCGGCTCCCTTGTTTATTGGACCGCAACTGGAAATTCGTCAGAACCACGCTATCGCTCATGCATATCGCATCAGCATACACAGCGCCACGCTGAAGTAAACGCGACATTCCTTGCAACAATGGATGGATGGCTAGCGACCCGTCAAGATGGCGCATTGGTGCTATACGCTGGTAAATTTTATGAGCCAACCGTAACGATTGATTCAAGTCATATCATCGCGTCGGATTGGAATGGCGTTGGCATTGACGACGACGAAGCCGTCAATGAATTGGTTTGCTCCTACATATCAAAGGCGCACGACTATAATTCGGTGGGATGTGACGCTTGGCGCGATGAAGATGACATTGGCGAGAGGGGTCAAATCCTTTCCAGTTCAATCGACGTGCAAACGCCTTCATGGGGTCAGGTCCGCCGTTTGGCCAAACGGCAAATGGCGCGAACCAACGCGCTGTATCGTGGCACAATCACCACAAATGTGTCGGGCAGGATCGCACGTGGGCAACGCTATATCATCCTCAATTTAGAGGAGGCAGGAACCGTTTTCTACAACGGCCCTGCCGAAATAAATAACGTGGTCCGCAACATATCGACGGGCGGTATCACATTTACATGGACCGCCGTTTCCGAAAACATCGACGAATGGAACGCCGCGACAGAGGAGGGTGAGCCTGCCGCATTGGGGGATCGTGTTGCGCCGGAGCCTTTGGAGACGCCTAATATATCGACCGCTGTTGCTGAAATCGGGGATGATGGATCATCGGCTCGCATCCGCATCACTGTGGATGGATATGACCGCGCCGATATTACATGGTATGCACGCTGGCGGGTCACGACCGACACGACATGGAACGAGCAAACATACGGCGATATTGACGCAGGACCATCGGCGCAATTGCTCACCAATCTGGTGCCGCTCAACGTCGCTATTGATGTTGAAGTGAAATATGGCGTTGGCGATGGCCGTCAATCGGATTGGTCTGCCATTGAATCGGTGTCGACAAGTACGGCGGACCTTGCTCCTGCGCCTGTATCTGGCTTTGCCGTAGTGGGCGGAACCGGCTCCGCCGCACTGTCTTGGACAAATCCCACTAGTCCCGGTTTCACGGACGTTCGCATATACCGCAATACGGTGAATAACTTCGGCACGTCCACGCTGCGAACCACGCAGGCCGGAATGGCGGGCGCATTGGATAGCTACACCGATTCGGTGACGGCGGGGGTGCGCTATTACTGGATTACCGCACGAAGCGCTAGTGGAATCGCATCTAGTCTGATTGCCAGTGGGGCAGTTACAGTGCTATAGGATGAAGCGATGTATATCTTCCCCGTCCATCTCTTTAATCCCGCGTCTGTGAAGGCGAAGCCGCGCGCGCGTGTAATTGATGGAGGCACGTCTTTGAATGGCGATAGCGATGCTATTTCGGCGGACGGTGGCGGTCGTTGGTATATTGCCTATTCCGGCATTGAATTACGCACGCCCGACCTAGATCGCTGGTGGACACAGTGGGATAGCTATCTGTTAGGCGGCGCTAGGGCTGTTTTAGTGCCGCTCTTGTCACTTCGAACCGCCCCCCGTGGCATAGCTGGCGGCAAAGTTAAGCGCGTGTCTGGTTTGTATACCGACGATACGGTTTATCCCACTGTTGTTCGTTATGCTTCACCTGAAATAGTGGCCGTCACGGTCGGGAACGTTGGTATTCGCGAAACGGTAGCAACGATCAATGTGACGCAGGGCGCACGCATACGGGGCGGTGAGACATTCTCTGTGGGCCGTAGGGCTTATGTGATTGAACGAGTTATATCGCACTCTGGGCAAGTGGCAACCGTGGTATTCAGCCCGCCCGCCCGTGCCGCGATTACCAACGGTGCATCAGTTAATTTCGAATGGCCAGTGGTGCAAGCCAAACTCGCAATAGGTCAAGACCTAGGTGGCGATTTTTCGTTCAACACATCCACGGTTTCAATTTCGTTCGTGGAGGATTTTAGCGATGCGTCCTGATACCGGGAAGCTGTGCCACGACATTAGCGATAGCTGCGCCGGGGGCGCGACCATCGGTTAGATAGAATTGCAGGAAATTGCCGGAGTAACGCCCGTCATCACCGGATAGCACAT